CCCATAATGTCTTGGAAGTAAATTATTATTTATTGCTAATGAGAAATCAACCATTCTATCAAATGCAGTTCCACTTGGTAAATGGAATATACAATCACTAAACAAGAAAGGTCTTGATGTTCCAGCTGTATATGTTGTTGCATTTCCTGATGTTGCTGTTACTGATTGTGCAATATAATCTACATCTACACTTAATATATCACCTTGTGTTCCATTAAGTGTCCAAGTATTTACTGTTGCACCATTAAATAATCTTTGCCAATTTGCTGTAGCTCCACTAACAGCATGAGTATCTTCAACATTGAAATCTGGAAATTTCTCAGCACCTGTATTTTTATTTCCATCATCACTATTTGTTTCGCTAATAACATGAGTTGATATTGTTCCGCTTGTATCTACAACACTTCCCATTGCTAACCATAATGATTTCCAATCTTGTGGATAAAAAGTTACTGTGCCTGCATAATCTTTACTTGTTGTTACAAACTGTCCTACATTTCTATCTGCTGTTCCGGTATATCTAACCTTAGATATATTTACTGTTTCGTCTGGAGCATGATTTTGAACTAAACCAAAACTCTGTAATGAGTTCCCAGAAGCAGTTGCATATGTTCCAGAACTGAACAAGAATCCAACTGTGTTTTGTTCTCCTAAATATTGTGTCATTTTTTCTTTTACCTCGTCTTAAAATCCATAAAGGAATTTATATTGGAATATATTTATACTACTCAATGTTCCTCCTTCTCCTTCAACATCATCTAAATCTACAGAACTTATTAATATGAAGTCATGTAATTCTTCATTACTGCTAGTTTCTGAAGTTGTTGAAGGAAATTGATTTGAATTTAAATATGTTATAATATCTTCCGTTAATTCTACTCTCTCTTTTTCATTTCGAGCCCATACTCTTATTTCTAATTGGACAGTAGCATAATATTTTTCTGACTGCATTCCTAATCTGTCACCTAAATCAAAATCTGATTTTTTAACAGTTATAATTGGATATACAGTTTTACGTTTTGGATACCCAGTAAGAATAAATTGAATACCAGAACCACTTCTACTAAGTGGGTCTGTAATGTTCTGTCTAAGTTTGTTTCTTATTAACAATATTGTATCTGATAATACATTTGCTGTACTTACCATGTTAATTTACCTCGTTTGGTTAACTATCCATTCGTTTATGAATTGTTATATTGCCTTTTTTATAGTTCGTGCAAGGAACTTTTGTATTTTATTTTTATTTCGTGAAAGTGAATTGTTAAAGTGTCTTCTTGCTGGAACTTTTGAAGTTCCAAATTCTAGATATTTACCATATTTAACACCATCTTTTATGATAACCACATTTGGTTTTTGTATGAAATTTATACTATTCAAAAAACGTCCAGTGTCTACGCTTGTTCTTTCTGGTCTTCTTCCTGCTATACTATGCTTGACTTCGGAAACCATAAGATTCCCAACATCTTTTAAACCTTTATTTATTGCTATATTTACTTTTGGTCTAAGCAATTGCATTCTTCGTCTAAGTTTCTGTAAACCCAATACTTCAAATTTAATTGCTGCGGTCATTCTCCTGCAATAGAGCCATTTGGTAAAACTCTAATAAATGATTTTTTATAAACGGTTGTATTATTAATAGTCCAATCAACAGTTCCTAAGTTAAGTATTTGATACTGTTCACCTGACGGTGAACCTACTTGTATTTTAACAACTCCGCTTGTCTGAACATCATTTTTAACATAAAGTTTACTGTCATCCGTAAATAGTTTTCCTTGTTCTACTAATATGGAATCTGAATTTCCAAATCTTGAACTCAACGGTTGTTTTAAACCACTAGTCCATATATCATTTCCGCTTTTTGCAAGTGAAGTATAATTGTCAAAATCACTGCCTGTAATAGTTGGTGTGAAGTAACGAAAACGACAAGTTACACCGTTTTCGTTAATGATTGCATTAACATCACTTTGAGCAGAAGTTGCATTCACCATTGCTACTCCTCATCGTCATCTAATACTTCATCAAAGCTTTCTTTCTTCTCCACGCCCTTTTTAATTGGTGAATGTGATTTAATTAAGTTGTCTCCAACTTTTTCATATAGACCAGTTTTAATAAACTCATCTACTCTTTTATCTAGCACATTAACTATTTCGTTTGGTGCATGTTGTCCTATATATTTTAATTCTACCATTTTGTATCACCCGTATGCTTTAAAAAATCTACTCTTTCTTCCTATAATTGATAACTCTTCTTCTGCTCTAGTTTTAAAATAATCACTCGCTGCAGCCAAATTGCTTGACTTTCCTTTCCCTACTGAGAAATCACCAAGTTTATATTGACTAACATCTGCTCCCAGTGTTTGCATAAGATTAAGAGTATTTGATATTGATAAATTTAATATAGCATTTTGGTATAGAATATCTATACTATTGCTTCCTATTGATGCACCAGTATATGTTTCAACATATTCTCGCTGCCTATCTGCTATAGCAATAAGTTGAGCTCCGGAAATAGTTGAAGGTACATTATCTATAGTATTATATACTGTGTCACTTACCGACCCTAAGTTCCAAGTTCCCATTTTAATTAATATGCTACACTACCTACTTTTAACCAGTTAGCACCACTAATGTTTTGATATATTTGATTATTGTCAATATCGAATCCTATTGTTGCTCCACTTACACCTTCGTGTCCTGGTACAACTATTCCACTTGGATTACCATGTAGTATCATTAAGTCTGATTGACCCTTTAAGTTATCTACTAATCCTGGAACTAATCCTTGTACTGTACTACCTGTAGTCATCTTTAATCACCTTTGCTAAATAGTTTTTTTCTTTTAGGTTTTTCTTTTTTGGTTACTTTTGGTTTAGCTAAATCTTCTCTTTGTTTTTGAGCTGCGTCTTCAACCATTTGAAAAATTACGTGTTTCTTTTCTGTCATTTTGTTTTACCTACTCACCGCACTCTTCTAATTGAGAATACGTTTTTATTCAGTTTTGATTATAATTTAAAAAAAAAATAAAAAAATCATCTAGTATTAACTAGATGTTATTTTTGCTATTGCGTCTGCTCTAAGATGTCTAACTACGAATCTGTGTGATAAGACTGCTCCACTCATATCGAATGTAGGCAAGTCAAATTGTTCCATAGAGACTGTTCTTTTTTCAGCCATACAATAAGCCCATTCTTTGTCTGTAACGAAAGATGTTGTAGTTGTCATTCCAGCGTTAGTTGAAAGTTTAATTACATTAAGTCCGTATATATTTCCTAAGAATCCTTTTGTTAACATATCTGTGTTACCAACTTTGTTAGCTTCAACAAATGTGTCAATGTTTCTTAAGTCATTCAGAACTTCCATTCCAACAAAATATGTTGTTGGATTGTAATCAGCATCATCTAAATACTGCATTCCTCTTGTAAGATTTGCAATTGTTACTGCAGCTCCACCTGAAATGGTATTGCTTGCATTATCTAATGCATCACTTATAATCTTTGTGTTTTCGTTTTCAGCAAATCTTTTACCTGCAACCTTTATATTATGTTGTAGTAAATTCCATTTACCGTCTTCTAACATCTCTCTTGTTATTCTAATAGACACACCATACTTAACAGGTTTCATATTGAAACTTGTATATTCAGTTTCGTCTAGAGGGAATTCTGCTCCTTCTCCAACTTTTCTGACATCCATTTTGTTTGGTGTTACTAAGTCTACATCAATGCTTGACCCTGGAATATCTCCTGGTCCAAAATATAATGCCATTTCACTTCTTGGAATCATAGCTTTAGCTGTTTCATCTAATAATGAATCGTATATTTTTTTAACAATTAATAGACTTCCTTCTGTTCCTAAGTCAGTACTTAGAAGTTCTTTTATATATTTCATTTCACTCATTTTTCTATACCTCTAAGGTGCTATTTGCACTAATGCAAATCCAGCACTGCCAGCACTTGATAATGCTCTTCCTACTTTCTTAAAAGTATAGAATCCAAGTGAGCTTGCTGCTTCTGAACCTAAGTTCACGAATCCGCCTGCATCTACTGCTACTGCTGTTCCTGCTGTTACTGTTCCTGCACATACTCCAATTATAACTCCTGCTGTTGCTACTGATACAGTAGTGTTACTTCCTGCTGTTGCTAATGCGACACCATTAAATAATGCTCCGCTTGCCCCTGTTAAGAATATAATATCGCTTTCTGCATATGATTCTGTTTGTGAACCAACATTGTCGGCTGCTCCTGATGCATATACTGGTGCTCCGCCACTAACAATTGCTTGTGTTCTACCACTTACAATTCTTGCATTTCCACCATCAAATACAGGTACATATCCTAAGGGATTTCCTATTTCTCCTGCCATTTTTTATTTACCTCTCAAATTTTGGATTATCAATTTTTTCTTTATATAATCCATATCCTCTAGAAACATCTTTTGATGTTATTTTTAATTCTTTAAAAACATCTTTTGATTTTTCTTTTGAAATTTGATGTTTGCCTTTTAAGTTTTCTTCTTTAACTTCTTCGGCTTCTTCCTCAGCATCTTCTTCTGCATCTTCTTCTGCTTCTGCTTCTTCTTCTGCTTCTGCTTCTATTTCCTCTCACAAAAGCCCTAAAGGGGATGCTATGAACGTGAACATAGCTGCGAGGAGCAGCGATGAAAATGCC